TACGGCCTCGCCTCTGCGGGGTTGACCGTTGTCATCCTGCAACTGACCAACCGATGACCCACCAACTGCACCACGGCGATTGCCTTGAAGTGTTGCGGTCCATGCCCGATTGCAGCGTGGATTCAATCGTTACCGACCCGCCCTATGGCTTGTCCTTCATGGGCAAGAAGTGGGACTACGATGTGCCAAGCGTTGATGTATGGGTGGAGTGCCTTCGGGTCTTGAAGCCTGGGGGTCATCTGCTGGCCTTTGCGGGGACGAGGACGCAGCACCGCATGGCGGTAAGGATTGAGGATGCGGGCTTTGAGATTCGGGATATGATTGCGTGGGTGTACGGGTCGGGGTTTCCAAAGTCGCTGGATGTGAGCAAGGCGATTGATAAGATGGACGCAGCGGAAGAACAACAAACGAGGCGATATAGGTTCACGGAGTGGGTTCGTTCTACGGGGATAACCTCCAAGCAAATTGACGAAGCGACTGGAACCAACATGGGTGGACACTATACAACCGCAGCAAGTCAGCCCGCTATTATGACCCGTGAGCACTTGGAGGCGTGTCGTCATTTGCTTGGCGAAGTTCCCGCATGGGTGGAGAAAGAGGCAGACATTCGCAGCGTTGAAAGCAAGAATTTTGCCGAGCGGGAGGTGGTGGGGCAGCACAGCGTGCCGATAGGCCATTCCTTTGCAGGCGAAACTTATCAGGGCGAAGGGAACACTGGCAGCAAGACGGCGAACATCACCGCCCCTTCCACCGATGCCGCAAAGCAATGGCAAGGCTGGGGCACCGCCCTCAAGCCTGCGTTGGAGCCGATAACCGTGGCCCGCAAGCCGCTGGTCGGAACGGTGGCCGAGAATGTCCTGCAACACGGGACGGGGGCGATTAATGTGGATGAGGGAAGGGTGGGGGTGGATGGTGCCACTAAACGCAGCAGTCAGGCTGAATACCCTCGCAACGAGGACGGCACGGAAGACCGAAGCGGCTGCTGGGCGCGTACTGGCCACGCCATCAAATCGGTCCCAATGGGCCGCTGGCCCGCCAACTTCATCCACGATGGAAGCGAGGAAGCCACCGACCTGCTCAAAGATTCGGCCCGCTTTTTCTACTGCGCCAAGGCAAGCAAAGCGGATAGGGATGCGGGGCTTGACGGATCGCATTCCAAGCAAATGGACGAAAGCCGCAAACAGGGCAACCCTGGCGGGGATAATCCAAGGAACCGAGGTGTTCAAGAAAGGACAAATTTTCATCCAACGGTCAAGCCCACCGACCTCATGCGCTACCTCTGCCGCCTCGTAACCCCGCCCAACGGAATCGTCCTTGACCCTTTCAACGGGTCGGGTTCCACGGGATGCGCTGCGGTCTTGGAAGGCTTCCAATATATCGGCATTGAACGGGAGGCGGAGTACATCGCTATATCCGAGAAACGCATTCAGGCACGCTCTAAACAAGTGCAGGAGCAACCCAAGCAACTGACCCTTCTATGACACAAGCGGAATACCTCACGGCCCAAAAGCACCGCCACTATTGGGAGCAATATCAGGCCGCCCTGTTCATGCGGCTATCCCCCGAAGCGGTCCACGATTTGCAGACCATCCTCGTGGCCCATGGACGACCCAATACAAATTGGTGGTGTGCGGACTGCGTAAAATCCGCTCTCCAATACATTTACCAAGAGGCGGACCAGTTCGCCGAAGCCAACCACCACACCGTTACCCATGCCCTCAACAACCCCAACCCGTGACCAGCAGTTCCAAACCTATGCCGACTATGGCGAAGGGGTACGCAACAACGCCAAGCGGGGCATTGAACTCAACGAGCGGAACGGCAACAAGTGCGCAACCCAAACTGGTAAGGTCAGGGCGCAGCAACTCGCAAGCGGGGAAGGAATTTCCCTTGAAACGGTTAAACGGATGCACTCCTACCTATCCCGTGCTGAAACCTACTACGACAACGCTGATTCCACCAGCGACTGCGGCTACATCAGTTACCTCCTTTGGGGTGGCAAAGCGGCCCTTGGGTGGAGCAGGAATAAACTCCGAGAACTTGGCGAACTCGACTAAAGCCCCCAACGATGAGGCCCAAGTGCAAGCCCGCATGGATTCGCTGATGATGGTCATTACCACTCTCTGCGACTGCATCGGAGCGGTGGAGGAATCCAACTCGCCCAACGCCTTTGCGGTGAAGATGAAAATCGTGGACAAGATTGACGAATTGATTGATAAAATTGAGTATTGATGGCAGGCCGTCCCCCAATATGGAATACCCCCGAAGAACTATGGGAGGCGTTTGAAAAGTACAGGGCCGAGAACAAGGCCAACCCGTACCGAGTGCAGGACTATGTCGGCAAGGATGGGGTCATGGTTTACAGGGACAAGGAGCGGCCTATCACTTTTCGGGGCTTTGAGGGATGGCTTGCGGAGAACGGGGTCTGCTTTGACCTTTCAAGGTATAGGAAGGAAGAAGGGGAGCATCACAAGGAATTTGTCCCAATCATTACACGCATACGGGCCACCTGCGACAAGGATATGCTGGAGGGTGCAAGTTCGGGCGTTTACTCGGCCAACATCGCCTCCCGCCTGCTTGGGTTGGTGGACAAGCAGGAGAACACCGTCACCATCGAGCAGCCATTATTTGGAGATGGACTTTAAGTACACATCAGCAATCAGCCGAATACGGCGGATGACTGCCCGAAAGAAGGTAATTCAGGGCGGGACATCTGCTGGATGCTTGCCCCCGCTTTAACGGGCGGGGGAGGAAAAACACTTGCAATATTGGCGGTCCTCATTGACCACGCCGCTCGGTTCCCCAAGTCCGAGATTTCGGTAGTATCCGAATCCGTCCCTCACCTACGGAGGGGGGCCATCAAGGACTTCGCCAAGATTATGCAATGGACCCACAGGTGGGTTCCCGATAGGTGGAACAAGACCCTCCTGCAGTACAACTTCGCCAACGGGTCCACCATTGAGTTCTTCTCGGCGGATTCCGAAGGCCGCCTCAGAGGAGCAAGGAGGCAGGTGCTTTACATCAATGAGGCGAACAACATTGACTTTGACTCGTACTACCAGTTGGCCATCCGTACCTCGCAGGAGATTTACATTGACTTCAACCCCACCCACGAATTTTGGGCGCACACCGAGGTCTTGCCCGAAACGGATGCAGAGTTCCTCATCTTGACTTACCAGGATAACGAGGCACTCCCTGATACGATACGATACGATATAGAACGAAACCGAGACAAAGCGGAAACATCCGCCTATTGGGCAAACTGGTGGAAGGTGTACGGGTTGGGCCAAGTCGGGACGCTCCAAGGGGCTATCTACGGCGATTACACGGTTGTTGAGGGTATAGACCCATCCACGATGAAGTTCGTCGCCTACGGGCTTGCCTGGGCCTTTAGCAACGACCCCACGGCCTTGGTCGCCGTGTACCGAAGGGGGGATGACTTGTTCATCCACGAACTGCTATATCACAGGGGGCTGACCAACTCCGACATCGCGGTGCGGTTAAAAGAGTTCGGCATCACAAGGGCTTGGGAAATTGTGGCCGATTCGGCAGAGCCAAAGTCCATTGAGGAAATCTACCGCCTCGGATTCAATATCAAGCCCGCATCCAAGGGACCCGATTCGGTAAGGCAGGGTATTGACATCGTGAAGCGATTCAACCTTCATGTGACCAAGGATTCGGTCAACTTGATAAAAGAACTCCGATCCTATACCTGGGCGACCGACAAGGACGGCAAGGACACGGGGGTCCCGATAGATTCGTACAACCACGCCTGCGATGCCCTGCGATATGTGGCCCTCAACAAATTGGCCGTCAGCAATTCGGGGAAGTATCTTGTGGTGTAACTTTGGGGCATGAACCTTGAATCCATCATTGATTTGCTTTTGATTTTTGGCAGATTCTTCCTCTTATTGGTCTTGATTTTTGCAATTGTTTCCATATTATGAAACTCGTACACTACTACCACATCTATTGCGGCGGAGGCGGGCAATGGCAACTCATCATGCACCAGCACATGATGGCCCTCTGCAATTACGGGCTGATAGAACAGTTGGACGAAATTCGTGTCGGCATCGTCGGCCCACCAGAGCAGCGGAAGTTGGTCAAGGAGATATTGGACAACTCGCTTGTGGCCTCGAAGATTAAGGTCGTGGTCACCCGAACCAACGCTTGGGAGCAAGCCACGCTGACCGAGATGTACCGAGCATCGCAGACCGAGGATGCGGCCTACCTGTACGCTCATACCAAGGGTAGTTCCGACCCCAGCCTGATAAACCAACTTTGGTGCAGGTCCATGGTGTTCTTCAATGTGGTCGCATGGGAGCGGGCCATCGCAGAACTCGCCAATGTGGATGCCGTCGGAGCCTACTGGCTGACCAAGGAAGAGTTCCCCCAAATCGCTGACCACAACAACCCCGACGGATATCCCTACTTTGCGGGGACTTTTTGGTGGGCCAAGTCGTCCCACATTCGGGAACTTGGCGAACCCGTAAGGGAACACCGCTGGCAGGCAGAGCATTGGATCGGGAAGAGGGAAGGCATGACCGTCTATAACTCCTGCAAGGGGTGGCCAGGTCCGGATAAGTTCGTTATCACATTTTAGCCATGGCCAAAATCCCTGTCATCATCACCAACTTCAACCTCTACACTTGGCCGAAGGCGATGGTCAAGAAACTGATGCGGATGCCTGGGGTTGGACCCATTCTAATCGTGGACAACGATTCCACCTACGGCCCCACGCTGGAATGGTACGAGCAACTGAAACTGGAAGCCAACGAGGTTGCAGTAATCCGCACGGGGGGCAATTTCGGCCACCTCGTAGCATGGCAGGCCCAAATCCCGCAGCAGTTGTTTGACATGGGCTACCCCGACTACATCGTCACGGACCCTGACCTTGACCTTTCGGCCCTGCCCGATGACACGCTCCTACGGATGCGGGAACTTTGGTATGACCTACCCGAAAAATCTTATATGTACGAACAGGAGGAAGGCGACCCGTTTAACGGGGTCAAGTTCTCGGTCAAGGACAAAATCGGCCTTGGCATTCGGACGGACGATGTGCCTACCGATGCTTTGTTCTTCCAGCAAGCCGAACTGCGCTACAAGAATCAACCGTACTTCCACGACCTGCAACTTGCGCCCGTTGACACGACCTTTGCTTTCTACCATCACCAACGCTATCAGCGGGTGGTCATCGGAGGGGCAAGGATGGTCGCACCTTACGAGTGCAGGCATCTTCCCTACTACCTGACCGCTGACGATTTGAATGCGGACTGGGAGTTCAGGCAGTACCTTGACAAAGCCAACCACGCCAGCACCGCCAAGAAGATTGCGGACGGGCTTAAAATCTTTTGACCATGCAACGATACTGCAACGCCATCCGAACCGCAGGAATAGTTCCAACAACCGTGCTGGAAATTGGCTCACGGGATGGACACGATGCGAAGGCGATTGCAGACCATTTCGGGTCAAGTTCCGTGTGGGTCTGCGAGCCAAACCCAAGCCAAGCGGATTACATCGCTCAAGCCTACCCCAACTTCAACCTGGTCCGCAAAGCCATCTATAAGCATTCGGGCAAGTTGGAGTTCATCCAAATGCAGGGCAGTCCTAACGAGGTAGGAACTTCATCGCTCCTTGACCGTTCCTACGACAACCTCTACGCCAACGCCAACAGGATTGAGGTGGAGGCTATCACGGGCGAAGAACTGCTTGCCATGATTGAAGGCTCGATTGGGGCTTGCAAAGTGGATGTGGAAGGGGCAACCCTTGAAGTCCTGCAAAGCATGGGTAATTCCATCCATCGGGTGCAGACCTTTCACCTTGAATGCGAACACGAGGAAGTGTGGGTCGGTCAGGCACTCTACAACCAGGTCGCAGCGTTTATGATTGCGAAAGGGTATGAGCAGGTGGACTTTGACTTCGTGATGCCTGGACTGCAAAGCGATTCTATTTGGATTAAAACCGCCAACCTATGAAACTCCAAGACCTCACCATTGACCAGTTCCAACGCATCGCTGCGCTGGAGTTCAGCCCCGTGCTGACCGATTACGACAAGCGTGCAGGGGTCGTGGCGATAGTTGAGGGGGTGGATGTATCACTCGTAAGGGAAATGCCCGCCAAGGGGCTTACTAAGCGTTACAAGACCATCATCGCAGAGTGGAACGAGTTACCCACCCTCGCTTACAGGAGGCGGTTCAAAGCGGGCGGCAAGTGGTGGATTCCGACCGTCTTCACGGACGAGTTGACCGCTGGCCAACTCATTGACCTGATGGACACCGACACGACGGACGAAAAGAAACTTGTCCAAAACCTGCACCGCATCATGGCGACCCTTTGCAGGGAAGGCGGGTTCCTCGGTTACTTCCCGAAGAAGTACGACGGGGCAAGCCACCAAGAGCGGGCCGAACTGTTCAAGTCCCACGCCAAAATCGGGGATGTTTGGGGGGTGGTCAGTTTTTTTTTGCTAAGTTCCGAAAGTTACTTGAAAGTTTTGAGCGATTATTCTCGGCACCTGACGAAGGGGATGCAGGCCCAGTAACCAATCCCCTTGCAGGGTACGGTTGGCTGATGGTCGTGTGGAGGATGGCAAACAAGGATGTACTGAAATTTGATGCCATCTTCGCAATGAAGGCGGTGGAGTTCCTCAACTATGCGCTCTTAATACACGACATCTTGGAAGCCGAAAGGCAAGAGGCGGAGCGGATGCGGAGGCGGTAGGACACTTTGTTTGCTGGCCTACATTTACCACCATGGAGTTTGATGTATTCGTAGGTGGTTCGGGCAAGAAACTGACCGACTTGCAGAAGGAAGCCTTGGCCGACTTTGGGGTAAGCCTTGCGGATGGAGCGATTGAGAACAAGTCCTACGCTTTGGTCACGAAGTGGCTTGAAGGGGTGGTCAAGTTAGCCAAGCAAAACCTCGCCAACGCCAACGCTATTGCAAGCAATGCCCTTGCCCAAAGCATAACCGTTGAACCCATCACCCTGACCGATTCGTCCTTTGTCGTGGCTATCAAGGCCAACGATTACTGGAAGTTCGTGGACCTTGGTGTGAAGGGAACGCAGAAGAGCAACCGTGCGCCAAATAGCCCGTTCCGATTCAAGGGCAACCCGATCCCGATCCGACCGCTCCAAGAGTGGATCGCATTCAAGGGGATCCCGTTGCAGGGCAGGGATAAGCAAGCGGCCAATCGTTCCTTCGCCATCAACATCGCCCGCAAAATCAGCAGGGAAGGTCTTCGGGCCACCAACTTCATGAGCAATGCAGCCACCAAGGAAATGGTGGATGTGCTAACCGAAAACATCGCCGAGGTTCTCGGCAAATCAATAAGCGTCGCAACCGTCCGATAACCCATGTCCATATCCGTCCTTTCGGGTTCGCCCCTCGTAGCGACCCCCGTTTACAACAAGATGCTTTTCAAAGTCAGCGGCTCGCTGATTGCACAACCTAATTACCGCTATGTCTGCGATGTGAAGAACCCCGCAGGCACGACGCTGGCACGGCTGAAATGCGACAAACTACCGACCACCAACTTCGGATTCTTTGATGTGCAGAAGGTGGTTGAAACCCTCGTAGCCCCGACCGCCCCATCGCTGACGCAGACGGGATTTGCTGACCATTCGGGGTTTTATTCCGGATACCGGCTTGACTTCACGCAAGAGTACGGGAACACGCCCGCCGTGACTGGAGCGACCACAACGGTCAGCGGGGTGATGGCCTTTGCAGGGAACCTGGAGCAGTTGGAACTTGCGACATGGAGTTTGAGCGGGTACTTCCGCATTGGTAGCAGTTTCACCAATGTCCGTCCGCTGACAACCCCGCAAGCCTTCACCGTGTACCACGGGGGGAGCAACTTCCTTGCAATCAACGGGACCAAGTACACAACATCAACCGCCAACGACACTTGGCTCGTATCGGCACGGGTGAACTACAAATCCGTGAACTACGACTTTGCAGTCAGCCCCAGCCTTTCGGGAACGACCGACTACAACATCCAACGCTTTGCTTGCGGTCCTGCGAACTTGTCGGGAACTATTTCTGCATTGAGCGGAGCGGTGGAGGGCGATTCCTACACGGTGCAGTTCTTGGGGAATAGTGGTTTCTCGGTGCAGACCACTTTCACCTTCGGCCCCTGCCAGCGGTTTGATTCCATCCCCGTTCACTTCGTCAACAAGTACGGCGGGATTGATTCCTACACCTTCACGATGAAGAACAGGAAGCGGGCCAACATCCAGCGGGAAGTGTTTGGGTACAACTCCGATGTGTACGCCACCACGACCTACAACAAGGTTTGGGCGGGGTCGTTTGACTTCGTGTATGCACTCAATAGCGATTGGCTGACTGATGCTGAAAGCGAGTGGCTCATTGAAATGGTTCGTAGCGGGTATGTGTGGCTCGAACTTGGTGGAACCCTTGTGGAAGCGGTGGTCAACGCCAACCAGTATCAATTTGTAACCAGACGGAATGACCGCCTCACGCAGTTGCAGATTGAGGTGGCCGTAGCCTACGACAATTCGATTCTATGAGCGTCACGCTGATAGCCTACCCGACGGCAACCTTCATCGACGACCTAACGGCGTGGAACAACTTCAACACCCGTGCCGATGCAGACGGGGCAACCGCTAAGGAAGACGCCTGCTTTGACTGCCTGTACCTGCGCTTTGCGGGGCTGAATGCCATGCCTGAACTCGCCTATGTCCTTGACACGATGGGCGGAACCGACATCGCCGTCACTTATTCCATTGGCGACATTGAGGATGTCACGAAGCAGCGTGGGTCGTTCAGCAAGACGATCACCCTCCCCAACACCCCGACGAATCGGGCCTGCTTTGCGTATGCGTACAATATCCAGTCCTTCGTGGGTGGGTTCCAGCCGAACAAGCGCATCCGTGCCGCCATGTGGGAGGATGGGGTGCAGGTGTTCAGCGGAGTGCTGCAACTGCTCTCCATGAGCAAAACCAAAGGAACCGTCACCTACGAGGTGGGCTTGTTCACCGATAATGTGTCCCTGTTCAAAGCGATAGAGGGCAATATGCTGGTGAACACCGCAGGCGTTACGGGAATGAACCACACGCCTACCAGCGGCCATGTGTCGGGAACCTGGACGGCATCGGGTGCGTTGAGCAGCGGGTATGTTTACGGGGTGGTGGATGCTGCGGGATTCACGGACATCCTCAACCAGGGCGGCGGTTGGTTCCAAGCCCCGTGGTGGAGGCTCGGCCCCAGCATCTATGTCAAGAAGATGGTGGACTTGATTTTCACCGAGGCGGGGTTCCGCTATTCCAGCACATTCTTCAATTCCTCCTTCTTCAACAAGTTGGTGATGCCCTATGCGGCGGGGACGATGCCGATAAACCTATCGGGGTCCAATATTTTTGCAAGAGGTAGTGGAGCGAATTATTCTACGGTCACGGGGTTCCTGCTTTTTCAAGACGATTCAACACCGCCGCTTTATGATAGGCCAAACTATTGGGTCGCATCGTCAAGCACATTCGTGTCGCCAAATTTGACCACTCGGTGGAATATTAGGGTAAAATTGAAATTTACTTGGTCCGCACCTGGGACAAGGCTTCCTTTCGGTATATCGTTAAGAGATACAACAAACAATCAAAATATAGCCCTCATACCAGCATTAAACAATGATGGCTCATGGAACTCAATCTTTACCAAGGATGAGTTTCAAGATGTGGTTTTTTCAAATATTTCAATTCGTGCGGGCATAAATGTTAGGCTCATAGTTGATTCCCAAGTGGCGAGTTTTGACCAGCAACCAAATTGCAGCATACAGTTTGAGTGCCTTGAAAATTGGGCCAATGCTGGGACGCTGGATATGCGGACCGCCCTGCCTGCTGATGTGAAGCAGAGCGACCTCCTGCAAGATTTGCAGAAGATGTTCAACCTCCAGTTCATGCCTGACCCCCAAGACCCCAAACTGCTCTACATCGAGCCGTGGAAGGACTTCTATTCCAGCGGGGCGGTGGTGGACTGGTCGCAGAAATCCGATGAGAACGCCGAGCAGAACCTCACCAACGGCGACCCGAACGCCTACACCAACATCGTGTTCAAGTACAAGGACATGGGCGACTATTTGAGCAAAACCTACAAGCAGTCCTACCCGTTGGCTCGTGAGGGATACGGAGGCCGAATCTTCAACACGGGTAACTTTTACGGCAAGGGAGATAAGGTCGTGGAAACGCTATGCGGGACTTTGATACCCGCATCGTTCAGCACGGACAAAATCGTGGGCCGTACCTGGGACATTGACGGAACCATCGCAAGCGGGACCATCAAGCCTCTGCAAACGGGCTATCGATTAGCGCAGTACAACCTCATCGAAGGGCAGACCGAGTGGGCCTACCAATACGGGGTCAGCGGAAATGTAGCCTTGTCCGTCGGCATTCTAAAGATGCCCTTCATATCCCACATCGACAACCCATACGCCCCGAATGTGGACCTCACCTTCGGGCAGCCAAGGTTGGTGTACTACAACGCCGTGAACGCAAGCGGCAATCCGTACGCCTACACCAACAACAACCTCTACAACACCTACTGGCTCAACTACATAAACGAAACCGTATCACAGGAGGCCTTGCAGTTGGAACTCACGATGCTGCTCTCATCGGTGGACATCTACCAACTGGACTTCCGCAAGCCCGTGTATTACGGCGGCATCCGTTGGCGGTTGCTGGAGATTCGGGACTACCTAGTCGGGCAGATGAAGCCCTGCCGAGTGACGCTCCGACGCATCCTCAACCTCTCCGACTTTGTTGCAACCACGACCACACCGATTGCAAGCGACCCCGAATTCCTGTTTAACGGTCCGATTGACCCCGACCCCGTTGACCCAGGCTATGAACCACCCGTAAACCCCGAACTACCTTCCGAAGGATAACCATGGCAGATGTAACTAAAGAAATTGCCCTCAAAGTAGTCGCCACCGATGCGACAGGGCCAGCACTTGAATCGCTTGAAGACAAACTCAACGCCGCCAAAAAGCGGATGGTTGAACTCGCTGCGGCGGGCAAGCAGAACACCGAAGAGTTCCAACGCCTGCAAGTTGAGGCGGGTAACTACAAGCGAACCATTGAGGGCGTTGAGCAGTCCGTTGATTCGTTCGCAAAGGGCGGCAGCAAGGCGTTTACCTTAATTGTGGAAGCATCCCAAGCAGTTGCGGCAGGGTTTGCGATTGCCCAAGGTGCAGCGGCTTTGTTCGGTGACGAGAACGAGGATTTGCAAAAGGCAATGGTACAAGTCCAAGGTGCGATGGCCTTGGTCAATGGGGTGCAGCAAATCAACATCCTACTGACCCAAAAATCCGTTATCACGACCGAAGCAGCGGCATTGGCTCAAAAGTTGTATGCCTTAGCAGTAGGCACAAGCACAGGAGCCATGAGGGCTTTTCGTCTTGCGTTGCTTGCGACGGGTGTCGGAGCCTTTGTGGTGGTTCTTGGGTTTGCGGCTGAAGCAATGGGTGCGTTTAGCAGTTCAACCAAAAAAAGTACGGAAGAACTTGAAAGACAAAAACAAGCGGCAGAGGATGGAAAGAAAGCGATGGAGTTATACTACCGAAGCCTTGCCGCTTTTGGTCTTGACGAAATCAAAATAAACGAAAGGAAAATCGCTCAATATAAGAACGAGTTGCAGGCCCGTGAGATGATGATGCAAACCATTAAAGGTCAAAATGCGGAAATCAATGGGATGAATCAGCAGCAACTTCAAAACCGAATCACCGAACTTAAAACTTTGGTGAAGGAAACTGAAAATGCAAACAAGGAGATTCGTAAAGGCAGAACCGAGCAAATAAAAAGCAGCACAAAAGAAAGAAACCAAGAGGGCAACCAAATCATTGATTTTGTCAAAGAAACAAATTTGCTCCTTTATGAAAACCAGTTGGACGCTCAAGCAGCGGCAGAGCAGGCGGTTATTGATGGAATGCGAAGAGAGGGTCAAGCCCGTGCATCAGCGGCGGCAAATGCGACTGAGATTGAAAAGAAAAAACTTGAAGACCAAAAGATAATTGAGCAACAAAAAATTGAACTCGCAAGCAGCGGGTTTGCGACCATTGGTGAACTTGCCAACGCTTTTGCAGGTGAAAGCGAACAATACACCTTTGCAGCGGCACAGGGAGCGTATAAGTCCCAAATGACTATTCCCGACCCATCTGCTCCAATTCGTGCATCCATTGCCGCAGGCATTGCAGTCGCCCAAGGTCTTGCACGGGTTGCCGCAATCTCCAAGACGCAGTTCAAAAGTACATCTTCGGTAAGTTCAACTCCCGTTCCTACCGTAGGTGGTGGCGGCGCATCTACAACCCCACCTCCAATCTTTGCTAATCCCCAAACCACGATGCTCGGAACGGATGGGGCTGCAATGAACGGCCAAGGCCAAGGGATGCAACCCATGAGGGCCTATGTGGTTGAGCGGGACATCCAGCAGACGACCAGCAGGGTGCGACGCTTGTCCGAATTTGCAACATTGGGCTAACCGCTACACTTGCCTACATGGAACTTCCCGTGTACCGAATGACCGTGGACGAAGTGGACGAGGGCGTGCAGTTTGTCGCCCTCGTTGATATGCCTGCGATTGAAAAACCCTTCCAAGCCTTCGCCAAGACCCCGCAACGCTTCGCCGAAACGGGAGAACGCCGTGTGCTGACCGGGCCGCTCATGCTTGCCGATACTCCCATCTACCGGAAGGACGACAC